GGCGATAACCAAAGTCACTATCTTGCAACTGCAGATACTATTGATATGCTTATTGGTGTATCAGGTGCTGTAACTGACGCTGCTAAGATTAAAGTATGGGCAGTTGTTGCTGATTGTTCATAGACTAAGGACTAAGGGGGCTTCGGCCCCCAGTTCTTATAAGGAGCGTTATGACTAAAATTGACAAATCTAAAATGGCTTGTAACAAACCAAAGCGCCAAATTTCAGGTGGTAAAAAATTTGTTGTTAAAGCATGTCAAAATGGTAAAGAAAAAATTATTCGGTTCGGGGACGCTAAAATGAAAATCAAAAAGAACCAACCAGCAAGGCGAAAAAGTTTTAGGGCTAGACATGGATGTGATTCACGACCCCCATCAAAAATGACAGCTCGTTACTGGTCGTGCAAGAAATGGTAATATTATGACAGCACCAAAAGTAAAATCAAAAAAAGACGCTTGTTACCATAAGGTAAAAGCTCGTTACAAAGTTTGGCCCTCAGCATATGCTTCGGGAGCTTTGGCTAAATGTAGAAAGGTTGGCGCGGCAAACTGGGGTAACAGTAAAAAGAAGAAGTGATATGGCAGTAAGAAAAACTAAAAAAGGTGCATCGCTTCGCAAATGGTTTGCTCAGAACAAAGGTAAAGGATGGGTAGATTGTAAAACAGGTAAGCCCTGTGGCCGAAGTGGTTCAAAAAAAGATAGTAAAAGAGGGTACCCTGCTTGTCGCCCTACTATGGCACAATGTAAAACTGCAGCAGCAAAGACAGCAATGAGAAAGAAAAATTCATCCAGTCGTGTAAGTTGGAGGGCATAAAGAAAAGTTTCAAAGAAGTTGAAAGAGTAACAAGAAAAGCATAATATAACAAAAGAAAGGCAGGTATAACATGACCGAAACAAAAAGATGGCTTAGAAATATTGTAGATGGTGAGATTTATGGCTGGAATGAAGTTCTAGCAGAAAACCCACGAACTGAAGAAGTTACTGAAGAAGAGGCGTTTCCTGAAAAACATATGCCTAAAAAACAAAGAGGGCGCCCAGCAAAAGTAAATTTAAAAACAGAAAATATTCCTAACCCAAAAGGAGAAACTCCACCAGAACTAGCTGAAGAAGCAAGTAAAGGTTTGAAAAGAGCAAGAAATGACAAAGGGCATTATATAGCAGATGACCCAACTACTCCAGAAAATGAAGCCTGGGTAACAGAAAAACCAAGTGATAGTGAGTAAAAAAAGTGATACTAAATGATGTAATATCAGAAGCACGAGAAATACTACAAGATACTGTATCGCCGCAGAGATATAGTGATGCTGTAATGTTAAGTTTTGCAAATCAAGCGTTAAAACGTATTGCTGTTTTACGTCCTGATTTATTTGCAATTATTGCAGACATTCCTACTACAGCGGGCGAAGTGGTGCAGTCAATGCCTTCCGATTCTATTCGGTTACTAGAAATTTATTCTGTAAAAAATGGTAATGGTATTATTGAAACAAATAGGGAAATACTTGACCAGTCTTTACCTACTTGGATGAATGCAGACGCAGGCGCTGCTGTTAATTTTATGAGGCATGTGCGTAATGCAAATAAATTTTTTATATACCCAAAAGCTCCTGCTGACCAAACATTAGTTGGTGAGTATGCTCAAGTGCCACCTGTATATGATGGTACAACTGCAGTTGCTTTACTACCAGACGCTTACCTTCCTGTTGTTATAGACGCTACTGTTTTCTTAGCTGAATCTGTAGATAATGAGCATGTTAACTCTAATAGAGCACAATTATTCCAACAATCATTTACTCAAGCTCTAGGAGTAGCCGCACAAAGCAGAGCTATTACTGATACTGAGCGAGGTGGACTAGATGAGGAGGATGTTGCGTAATGCCTACATATTCGACTAGAACTTTTCTTGATATTGTTAATAGATTATCCCCTAGTGTACCTGGATGTCCTACACCTGTTATAGAACAATATGTTCGTGATGCAGCTATAGAAGCGTGTGAACGCACCTTAGCTTGGCGTTACGAGCAACCTAAAATAAGGTTAGTCCCTGGAGCATATGATTATGCGTATGAAGCACCAGATGATGCAGAAGTACACGCTGTTGTAACAGCTACGGTAAATGGTGATATTTTAAAACCAATAACTTTAGAGCAACTATATGATATATATCCTAAATGGCCTAACCAAGATGCTAACGAAAGAGCACAGCCTTGCTATATAACACAGTTAGACCCTGATAATTTTTCTGTTGCACCTATACCTGATGATAGTAAAACATATGATGTTAGAATGATTGTGTGTTTAAAACCTTTAAGAACAGCAACGAAAATGGATAAAAAATTTTTAGATGAATTAGAAAATGTTGTAATGCACGGGGCGTTGCAACACCTTCTAGTGTTACCAGATAGAACATGGAGTGACAGAGAACTAGCTTCGTATCATGCTAGACAGTTTGCTTTTAAATTATCTGAGCGTAGGGCTAGAACTAATTTAGGTACATCAAAAGCATCTATGCGGGTGCAGGCACAGAAATTTGCGTGAGGTGATTTATGGCAGATATTATTAGATTAGTAAAAGGAGACGAACTTCCTAATGTTATTATTACATTAACAGACGATGTTGCTGGTGCAGCTTTAAATGTATCTGCTGTTACTACAGTAGTAAAAGTAAAATTTAAAGCAGTAGGTGGGACTTCTACTTTAAGCACTATAACATGTACTAATGTAACTGACGGAACAGATGGTAAAGTTCAATTTAACTTTGCTAGTGGTGTACTTGATGTAGACCCTGGTGAGTACGAAGGAGAAATTGTAGTTGACCAAAACGGGAGTTTACAGACAGTTTATGATGTATTAAGGTTTAGAGTGAGGGCAAATTTCTAATGGCTAATATAAAATTTACCTATACCGCCGCTACTATATTATCACTTACAGCAGTTGCAAATAATGTTTCTGCTTCTAATTCTTTTGTAAATTTAGTTTATAGTGCAGCACCTGCTACTAAAATTAGTTTTGAAACAGAACTTTTACCAACTAGAAGGCTGACAGAAACAGCAACTGTTAGCGATTCAACCATTGAAATATCTGTTACAAAAGTACCTGGAGATACAGTATCAGTATCTGAATCTCATGTGGCAGCAGTAAGTTTAGCAAAAACAGATTCAGTAACAGTTACAGATACTCCTAACAAAATAATAAATTCTACTGTAGATTTTGATTTATCTGATTCTGATATTGACCCAGACCCGATTACTGTTTCAGATGCACCTGCTATAACATTTACTCACGGAGGTTTTACAGATTCTGCTTCAAGTTCTGATTCACCATCTTTACAACCAAATAAATTTCCTACTGATTCTGTAAGTGGGTCTGATTCGCTTACTCCGTTTACTATAGGTAAGAATCCATCTGACTCAGTATCAATTAGTGAAAGTCCTGTTATGTCTGTTAGTCCTGTTTTTACAGATTCAGCTTCAGTTACAGAAAGTATATCTACGGTACACACAGCAGGAGACATGAATTATTTATATCCAAGTCGTGCTTTTATTTTTGACACCGATACCAACCCAACTAATATTAGAGGTTACCACAGAGGTTTAGATGAAGCAGCTTCAAATTTTGAGTTCAATGGCTTTAAAGCTCCTGCAGTGCCTGACATTACAGGTACGGTAGGTAATGAAGATGCGCTAGTAAATGGGGCAGTAATTCTTGAAGATACTGCAGATACATTAAACCCAATAGAGGAGCGAATTGGAATTTGGAACACAGCTTTAATTAATCAGCCTATTTTAAACTCTGATATAATAACTTACGGTGGCTCAGTAAATGCTGGACTATTAGTTAAATTTATATATACTGATACTACTGATTCCCCGACAACGGGTTCTCATGCGTTGAATGGGCATTTTGTAAACGAAACACCAATGGGTGCAGGGTCATATTGAATAAGGAGAGAATAAATGTTAAATGATACTATAAAGGTTACGGGTGAGTTAAAGCTCACTGTTACACGACCTAACGGACATGTAAAGCATGAGGTAATTATACCTAACCTTGTTGTAACAACAGGTAAAAATTTTATTGCTTCAAGAATGAAAGATGCAAGTGCTACAGCTATGACACATATGGCTATAGGAACTGGAAGCACAGCAGCTGCTGCAGGCAATACGGCTTTAGGGTCTGAAGCGGGCAGAGTAGCTCTTACATCAACTACTGTAACAGACAATGCTGTTGCTTATGTAGCAACGTTTCCAGCGGGAACAGGTACAGGAGCCATTACAGAAGCCGGAATTTTAAATGCAAGTTCAAGCGGAACGCTTTTGTGTAGAACTGTTTTTTCAGTTATTAACAAAGCATCTGCTGATACATTAGGTATAACATGGACTGTAACAGTTAGTTAAGGAGTAAATTTATGAGCGATATACAATTTGCAAACAATGCCCATTCTACTTTGGCTTCCGGGATAAGCGATAGTGCTACAAGCATAACAGTAGCAAGTGGACATGGTGCTAGGTTTCCAACTCTTACAGGGTCTCAATTTTTCTTTGCAACTTTGATTGATACATCCAATAATCTAGAAATTGTAAAATGTACAGCAAGGTCTAGTGATGTTCTTACAGTGACTCGAGCCCAGGAAAGTACATCAGCTCAAGCGTTTTCAAGTGGCGACAGAATAGAACTGCGTATAACTGCAGCAGGGTTAGCCGCTGTTACAGCAGATGCAACAACAAGTACTAAAGGTATAGCTTCTTTTGCTAGTGCAGATTTTTCTGTGTCAAGTGGAGCTGTAACTTTAGAAGCCGCAGTTGTTAAAACAGACGAACAAAATACTTTTACTAAAGCACAATTACCTTCAACATATACTGGAACTGGATTAACATTAGATTTTGATACATACCAAAATTTTATTATAACTTTAAGTTCAGGTTCTAATACATTAGCCGCACCTACGACTGAAGCATCTCAAGTAGGACAAACTGGCGTTATTATATTTATTCAACCAAGTTCTTCTAGTGCAGGAACAGTAAGTTTACACGGAGATTATGAAACACCAGCAGCAGCTGGATTAACTTTAAGTTCAACTAATAGTGCATATGATGTCGTACCTTATATCATAAAGGCTGACAACTCTATATTACTAGGTAGTCCTCAACTTGCATTTGGATAAAGTATGTTTAGTAGCGAATTATGGAATAAATCAGGAGCAGCACTAGCCTACTCTATAGACCAATCAATTAGGTTTAATGATGATGATTCACCAGTTTTAACTGCATCTCAAACTGGAGCTGGTGATACTAGAAAGAAAAATACTTTTAGTGTTTGGGTTAAAAGGGGAAATATTACATCTCAAGGTTATATTGGTGCTTATCGGTATGATGCTACTAATTATCAATACTGGCTTTTCAAAGCAGATGATACATTGGAGTTTACAGATGTATCTGGTGGTTCAGTTATAGGTAAGTTAGTAACGACCCAAGTTTTCCGTGATCCAAGTGCGTGGTATAATCTAACCTTTGTTTGGGATTCAGCTAATGCGATTTCAAGTGAAAGAATGAAAATTTATGTAAATGGACAAAGAGTAACATCTTTAAT